GGAATTAACAGCAATGCTTAGGAGGTTTTCCACCATGACCCGCGATTTCATGGAAAAAACGGGGATGGTTTTTGTAAGAATGGTCTAATTAGCGCCCTTGACCCTTATATTTCTTCCAATTTAAGCGTTTTTGCTTGTTTTTTGGCCGAGAACGGACGCTACAGCCTATAGCTGTCTTCTTTCTGAGCGGAACTGGGTGCCACGCAACTTGCCTCATCTTGCTAGCCACGATTTTTCCTCTTCAATGGGGCAACTCTACGGGGTTTTCCCGCCGGTTGACCTAGTCTTTTTTTCTGTTTGACCCGAGATTTCTTCTCTGAAGGGGTCATCTCCTTAACAGTCTTAGGTGTTTTTGAGGAGACACGCTTCTTTGGACGGCAGTAAGGGGTTCCCCGCTTCTCGCCCTTCTTGCGGCCACAGGGCTTCCCGGTTTTAACGTCAACCCAATCTTCCTTGAACCACCGTTTGAGCGCAGCACCTTTAGGAGACTTGCGAACGCGCCCTCCAGCGCTCACTTGCTTGCCTGTATTAGCTCGACTAATTGCCATTACTTGTCGCGCCTATCGTTAAACAGGGTGAATAGTGCCGCAATCTTTTCCTCAAGGACTTTTATTCGCACATTTACTTCAGAACGAAACGCAACACCAATTGCAGCAATCATGACAATTGCAGAAATTATGGGCCAGAACTCAACTACGTCATTCATCAGTACACCCTATACCGCTTGCGGCGCATTACAGCACCACACCCCTTAGTGACGCTGCCCCCTTTCGCCATCTTTTTCGCCTTCTTGCCCCAGTTTTTCGCACCGACCTTGCGGCACTTAGCAATAGCTCCAGATGCATAAGCACTGGGAAAAACCCTATTCCGGGCCTTTACTTTCTTATAGCAAGCATCTTTTGAAGCAGACTCAGGCATCTCGTTCACTCTTGTTTAGCTTTATTATAACACCACCGGGGTCTGCTTTGGATGGTTTTTGGTCGCTCGAAGAACTTTTGGGCTTCTTCCGGCGAACGGTGCGGGCTGATTTGCCCTTAGCAGGGAGCCGGACTAGGTCCGCTTTATCCAAATTGTCCTGAACGGACCAGAAAACAATTCCTGCGGTAGGAAAGTTTATCGACTTTCGGCCCACTTTAATCGTGAGAAAGTCCTTTTCATCGGAAAGACCGTAATCGTCCGCATGAAAAGACGATACCCCGTTTATGTCCTCGACTTCGATGAGGTACTTGCTGATTTTTCCCTTTTTCTTAACCATTTCAGGTAATCCGCAGCAGCTTCAGGCTCAAAGAACATTGTAACCAACCGTGGGTCGCTGTCCTCATAAATAGGGTTAATAACAGCAATTGCGCTGGCGAACATATTGACATCCGCTAGGCCAAGTTTGGCCGCATATTCGTCAAGTTCCTTGTACCCCGCGCACCTCACAACATGGCTGATTAGGCCCGTGAGCGGGTCTTTTACCATTCCATACCCAGAAGTATGCTTGTGCCCCGCAGCAAGGACATGGTCCCTGTGGCCCATGCTCGCCGCTTTCACGAGGCCGTGAACCGTGTTCCACATAGAGTGTCCAGGGAAATCGTGGCGCGTATTGATGCGGACTGTCTTCTTGTTGGGGAACTTTAGTGCGATCCGGACCTGATGTGCTCGGTAAACAATCTCGCTATTTTTAGTCATCCAGCGAATTGGATCACCTGAGCCACTCCAGAGGTCATGGTTTCCGCCGACAATGTAAAGCCAGTCTACAGCAGTCACTAACCACTCAGTTAGCCGCCATGCCTCCTCAGAAGTCGTCGCCTGATGCTCGTAGAGCGCAGCAAGACGGCCAATCCAGTTGTTACTGATGTCGCCCAAGTTCGCCGCAAATAAACCGGGAGTTTTATTGATGATATCAACGTGTCTTTCAAGAAGAGGAAAGTTAGTCCCAGGATCATCCACATGGGGATCACCCATAAATAACAAGCCAATAGGGCCGTCAATCCTAACAGAGACATTAAGTATGTCAGGAGTGGACGACTTCTTCCTCTCCCACTCTTTTCTTCTTCTTTCCTTGAGGCCCTCAAGATCTTCGGACTCATCTGCTTCACCATAACTATCAAATGAAACGGCGCGGATTGAAGCGCCGCGCCTCTGCGCTGCGGCCAACCTGTCTCGCAAAGTAGATCTGGGAATACCTAGTTCCCTTGCCGTATTTGATTGGTTGAAGTCGTTGCGTCTTAGTGCTTCAATAGCCTCTTGTAGGCTACTAGGCAAAAGTTGTCCCAACTTGCCTCTCCTGTGCGGTTGCTTCTAACGCATCTATGAACATCTTAGGCGAAGTATATGTATAATCAACCATTTAGCCAGTCACCCGGAATGTTCGGTTCTCAATCGGGCGGGGCCCAGATGCAATCGGCCCCCAGCTTGCCTCCCGGCAATGCCCCAGGTCGAGAATATTTCAATCACTCAATGGCAACTTTTACGAACGCCATGCAGCCCCCAACGGGGATGGTGCCGCAAGGGATTAGCTCCTTAGTCCCCGGTTATTTTTGGGGTGGAGGCGTAGGTTTGGGTGCAGATGCTGACACTAGTGGTAACGTAGACATTGACTGGGGTTCAGTCTCCGCAGCAATTGATGCCGCCGCTGCCGATGCCGCTGCCGATGCCGATGCCGGTAGTTATGACCCGAGTATAGATGCTGGTGGCGGAGCCCCTCCTGGCGTCAGTTATACTGCGCCCGGACAAGATGCCGATGCCGGTAGTTATGACCCGTGCATAGATGCTGGTGGCGGAGCCCCTCCTGGCGTCAGTTTTGACGGCGGCAACGCCAGTTATACTGGGCCCGGACAAGGTGCCGCTGCGCCCGGACAAGATGCCGCGCCTTTCGACATTGATGCAATCTCCGCATTTGTAGATTCACAAAGAGGAGGGCCCCCGGCTACTCAAGGAATGTCCTCCGCCGCAATTCAGGCGGCGATGTCTTTGGCGAACAGGTCCACACCTCAGACGGTAGAGTACGATGACGAGGCCACTCAAGGGGGCCTTACGCCCAGTCGTCCTGATGTTGATTTTTCAAATCTGGCGCTTAACGCTCTGCAAGATGACTCTGACACTCTTTCAGGAGGTGTGACTGGGTCTACTTATCAAGGGGCTGGGGCTACCCCTTCAACGGGAATGTCAATAACGCCGTTTGGAACTATTTACAACAAGCCAACGGCAGAGGCCATAGCTGCTATTAAGGCCGCTCAAGCGTTTGAGGAAAAGGGGGCTGGAAGATTTATCCCAGGAGCAAGGACTGTAACGCAAAACCCATATACCGGTGAGGTGAGCCAGGGGTACGGCTTTGGTCTTCAGGATGCTGTTGGGCTTGGTTTAGGCCTTGTTAATCCCGCCCTTGGTCTGGGTTACGCAGGTTACAAAGCGGGTCAGCCTAGCCAAGTGAGTCTCAATTACAACACTGGGCTTGGCAGTCTCAACCAAGGCAATACAGGCATGGACATGGCAAATGTTTCCTTGCCAGAAAGAGTGCTTGCCGTTGATGAGCCTGATGCTGGCGACCCAAACGACCCTAATAATGTTCCGGATGTTCCCGATGCTAGCGCCACTCCTACCGCCCAAGCCCTAGCACCCTTGGTTTATCAAGCCTACGCAAACCTTGGGCTTCCCGTTCCCGGCAATGTTCCGGCGTTTAGACGAGTAAATATCCCGACAAGTCGATTTACCGTGTAATGGCAGACACTCACGCTCTGTCTGGCTTATCGACAGACAAGCTGACGGAATACGTCCGACTTAAAGAAGCCCTTATGGGCATCGAGCGTAAGGACGAGTGCCGAGAAAACTTTCTCTCGTTCGTGAAGAATGTTTGGCCGGATTTTATAATGGGCAAGCATCATCAGATATATGCAGAGAAACTACAGCAAATTGCTGACGGCACCCTAAAGCGTCTTATTGTCAATATGCCTCCCCGGCACACTAAGTCAGAGTTTGCTAGCTACTTATTCCCGTCATTTATGATTGGCCGGAATCCAAAGTTAAAGATTATCCAGACAACGCATACGGCGGACCTCTCCGTGAGGTTTGGTCGCAAGGTCCGTAACCTTGTGGACACCAGGGAGTATAATTCTATCTTCCCAGAAGTCTTGATGCGGAGCGATAGTAAGGCTTCGGGCCGCTGGGATACCGACAAGGGCGGTGAGTATTACGCTGCGGGTATCGGTGGTGCAATCTCCGGGCGTGGCGCTGACCTTTTGATTATTGACGACCCCCACTCTGAGCAACA